ACCGAAAACATAAACACCTTGTCCCGGGAAACGTGCGATTGGGTTAATACCAACTCTGCTACCATCACCGTACAATGTATCACGCTGACCTGTTGTCAACGCTACTGGTACAAATTCGCCTTCGCCATTGATGTAACCTACGTTACTTGCATTAGTTACAACACCGCGTGTTAAACCAGCTGGAGCAAACCATGGATAACTAACTTGGTCATTATATGCCATTGTACGCAATACGATATGACTTGCAGGGACAACAACATCATTACCATTTAAGTCTGTTGACAAACCACTTGGATAATAAGCGGCTGCTTGATAGCCAGCGCCACCACTAACAATCAAACCATCTTCGCCTGAACTTGCGGCATTATTGCCGCTCATCCAATTAATCAATGTTTGACCTTGTGGTGCCAAACGCATTGGAGTATCAACAATAACAAATGCTGTTTCTTTACGGTCTGTGTTCAATGCCAACATTTCGTCGATTAGTTCTGCATATCCAGGAGCCGCAATCAATGTAAAGTAAGTCATTTCTTCACGAATTGTTTCGTTATTAGTAACTACTGCTTGCAATGCTTTAACTACTGCACGACGTTGTGCCTTACGCAACATGTATGGGCTACCGTCTTCTTTATTACCGCTTAATGTAAACCATGCCTTGTCGCCTGTTGGTGCACCTAGGTCATCTAATACGTTGCTGTATTGTTTTACATTACCAGTAGATACCATGCTGTTCCATAGTAACATACCATTTGGATATAGTAATGGATCTGGAGCATTCTCGTCGATTGGAGTTGCGCCGCCGTCACCATTAGTAGTGTCGCTTGGTGTAGCTGTTAAATCAGCAAAGACAACACCGTTTGGTGTAGTTTGATCTGTTATACTACGTGAAACCCATGAACCATCTACTGCTTCATAAATTGCTGGATAGTTTTCAACATCACTACTGTCGATCCAGAAGTCACCGTTAGCAGGGCTACTTGGAGCAGTAGAATCGATTGTAATATCACTGCTAACTGGTTCCCATTGACCGTTTGCTTTAACATACAAGTCAACTGCTAAACTTGTGTTGTACCATAAAGTACCATCAGCTGTTGCGCCGACTGGAGCACTTGCGCCAGCTTGTTCGTCTAGTGTAGACCAATTGCTACCATCAAAATAACGTAATTGAACATTAGCACTACCATTGGCTACTTTAGCATAAACTTTACCCGCTGTTAATGAACCATCGAAGCCAGCTGTAGCAGAACTGTCGTCGGCATAAACTGGCACTGTTACCACTGCCCATGGGCTACTGTCAGGAATATTAGCACTTACATATTTCTTAACTGCTAACTTTAAACCGTTGTTAGGATTTGTAGTCTTTAACCAAACATCACCAACTGCTGTTGCTGTTGGAATGTCATAGTGAGCACTTGCAAAAACTGTTCCAGGCAAATTAGCACTAGTACAAATTTCCCATGCGCCACTGACTTTTTTGTATACTTGATAACTAGATACTGTTGATGTTGCTACAACTGCATAATCGCCGTTATTACCAATTGCTGTATAAGGTACTACACCATTACTACCAATAGTGTCGTTAGCGTCAGTAATCACAATCGGAGTCTTTGCAACCCAACTAGATGTTCCAGTCGATGTTGATTCAAAGATACCCCAAGATGTATTAGCTAGATCTAACCAATATGTGTTATTAGCAGGTGCTCCACTTGGTTCAATATCGCTAGGATCAAGTTGAAGCAAATCGATATCGGCACGTAAAACATACGCACGATTAGCAAGACCCAAATAGCTGTATGCAGCCATTAGTCCGTATTCGTTGAGTTCAGAACCGTGTACTGCTGTACCGTTTACTGTTTTAAAATAAGGTTGACCGAATAATTCAACAAGTTCACGCTGACTTGTTAACAGATACGGTTTGTTTGCATTTGCAGGGATAGTACCTTCTGCATAGCCTGTACCACTTACATTATCTTTATTAGATTGTGTGGCTAAAATGATTAAAGGAACTGTTCCTTGGCCTGCCGATCCGTATTGACTTTGGTCAATAATCGAAACTTCTACGCCTGGTGATGTTAGTGCCATTTGTTTTCTCCTCTATAGGTTATACTTATTTATAACTTTTCGGAGAAACCAGGCTATTTAGCGGAATTCATATTTTCACAGCTTCAGGTTGCACCACTGTTTCTACTTGGTTAAACAAAGAATCTAATGTAGAATTGTTATCTAGCACATAATCAAATTTAGTACCCACCCAGGCTGTTTCGCTGGCATGAACGCCTAGTGCTTTGAGCTTTTCGGCAGCCAATAGATCTCCATCATTTGCCTTGGCGGCCATAATGTGCCAGCTGGGTAATTCTCCACGGTTAACACAAACAATAATACCGCTGGCATTTTTAATACTGGCTATTTCGTTGGGGAATCTACAATCGCTGATAACGATATTATCTTTACTTCTACGTAGCTTATTTTCTACGCTGGCAATCCAGATATCATCGTGAAAGCCTTTGCGGCATACTTCTGTACCCCATTGCTGTAGTACCCAACGTGGAGTTAAGTTAGGGATATTCAAACGTTCTGCCCACCAAGTATCTACTTGTTCACGCCATTCACGTGCTTCTTTAGTACGACCTTCGAGTAACACTCTGTCCCAGCCAAATACTGCGGATACTGCATCTTTTAATGTATTAGCAAAACTTTCACGACGAAAGCCGTGTACGTTAACTAGATAGTCTGCAATAGTATCTTTACCGCTGCCAATAAAACCACATACGCCAATAATCATTTTAATGTCTCCTCTAACCATTGTTTACATTCAGGCCACTGTTTGTAGATATGTGCTAGTCCACCAGCACTACGCCATTCTTCACAGTTACTTGTTCTGTCATCGATTAGAACATCGCCTTCGCGGCAGTGACGCCATTTGTCGTGACTGAATGGACCGAAAAATACTGTGATGTCAGGGTAACGTTCATGTGCCCAGAATACTTTATCACTGGCGGCATAGGGCATTGTGTAATCATGCGGAAGTGCTGTTAAGAAGAATAAGCCCGAGCCTGTACGATCTCTGTAATCTCTACACCATTGTACTAGTTCATCGGCGCCAGCTTTTTTAGGAAGGTCACGATAGAATCGTTGTTTTGTTTGAAGTTTTTTCCAGTCACTGTCTGGAATACGTTCTCCGTAATTCCAGTCACGTTTGACCATTTCTCTAGCAGTTGCCATCCAGTCTGCTACTACATCGTCCATGTCTAAATATATATTCATGCTAATAGTATATAGCATTAGAATCTATTTGTCAATGAATATTTTACTTTTTAGGAGTGGGATTTTCGCCAGTTAGTTTTGGTCTAGCAAACCATAACTTGAACCATTCGTCTGTACCTGGGCGAATGTTATTCTTACGCATGTACTCGGCTTTGTTGGTACCAATCTCGCCAGTGATAGGACTTTCTGCGTTCTTATCAATGCCGGCAAGTTTGCGAAGTGCGTCTTTATCCATATCAGAATAATCGTTCTAAGCTATCTAATGCTTCGCTAGCGTTCATAGGAGTAGTTTCTGTCCTACCAAATGCATTCGTTATATTGATAGTTGCCTGTGGTATAACTTTTACTAATTCTCCCTTTGACGAAAATATAAATTTTATTATCACATCCATATTACTATATCTAGGGCCCATTAATGATTTGTATAAAGCCATGCCGAAATGTTTACCTTCTGGATTATGCATTTTTAATGTTAGAATTCTTCCATTGTCGTCAACTTGAGTATCTTTGTCTTTCGACATTACTTTTTCTATCAGCTGATCTTTAATTTCATCTATAGAATATCCGGAAAATATTACATAATTATCAAAACGTTGTATTCCTTTTCCTTCTTGAGATTTTTTTATAGAAGGAGCATCTGTTACTATTTTTTTGTCATTATCAAAATAAAAATCTTTTTCTGCTTTAATTTCGCTATCTGCGTGTATTCTTGCAATTTGAGTATAACCGCTACCGCCAAATATTAAATGGTTTGGTTTTTCTAACTCGGTTAATTTGCTCATTTTAGGAGCCAGACCTTTGGGGTTAAATTTGCCTGTTGGCGAAGTAAAAGCAAATATTTCTTCGTTGCCAAAGTTTCCTTTAGCAGTAATTAAAGATACACCATCTGTATAAATTTGATATTCAAATTTCGAAATAATAGAATTAGGCCGTTGTTTTAAAATGTTATTTGCAAACTGTTGAAGAACTGTTACAGGAGATTGAGTTTGTTGAGCAGGCTGTTGATTTTGCGAAACTGTTCCTTCTCCAGGAGCAGGTAATAAATTGTTTGTGGTAAATTCCATTACATGGTCACCGGTACGCCCTAATGGTTGAACTTGAGGGAATGATCCGGCAGCAGTGATCACTCGAATAATGTAATCATCTAACTTAGGTACTCCTGTAGATTCTTTCATTTCTGCGCCAACTACTTTAGTACCAGTCATTTTAATAACAATGATACCTTTTTTATATTGAATCATTGGACTAGGCAATTTATCAAATCTAGGTTTCAAATATGCTTTGATGTCATTTACTGCTTTAAGATATACAGGAGGTACTGTCTGGCTTTGCGCTTTTGCCAGTCCTGGTAATGCGGCTGCGGCACCTGCGGCGCCAAGCCCTCTTAAAAATCCACGACGATCTATTTCGTCTAAATGTGTTTCAATAATTTCATCAATCCGCATAATATTATCCTATAATAAAGCCCATCGGATCTGAACCGTCTACATACAATTCCAAATCTCGATCTAGTTTTTCAATCTCTGCTTGTGCCTCTGATTTTAAGTTATCACCATTCAAACTTGTCCCGCCCTGTGGGCCTGCAATAGTGCTAAATTTACTACGAGCTTCTCCTAGAATAAACTTGGCCTGTGCCATAGCATAGTCTTTGATCCACGGACCGCAATAAACATCATTTAATAAATCTTCATCGGACTTTTCAACAAATGCCCAAAGATAAACTTCGTCATCTGCTCTAAACTTACGATGAATAAACAACTGCTTATCGGCAGGGTTAAATGTAAAAGTGCAGTATGCTCCGAACATACGTGCTAAAAGTTCTCTACGATCTGCATATAGTTCGTAGTTTAATAAACCTGAGAAGTTTGTGTTACTTTGCAATAACATATTACTCAAGTACATTGTGTTAAATGGTTCAAAGTCAACGCCTGTGCTACTAATACCCATTGCACCTGTATGACGCAAAAATACATCACGAACGTTAACTACTTGTTGTGGTAGTTGATATTCTTGTTGTTCTAGTTTAATGTTTAGTTTAAGAAACTTTTCTATAACTGCCCTGCTACCGCGCTGACGATATTTACGTAGTGCTTTATTGATGGCAAGTTCGTAGTGTGCTGAATCCAATTCAACATCTACCATGCCGCCACCTAATCGTAGTTCTATTTCACTG